AGGGCACGAGACCGCCAGCAGCCCGAACGCGCAAACCAGTCTGTGTGGCGGCGTTTGTCCAGAAATAGTCGCAGTAATACGTTGCGGTAGAACCGCCCACGGACGTAGGCATACAACAAAGTCCCTCATAGGATTTCTTTATGATATACCCCTCACGCTGCGGGCATTCGCACGTCTTACGCATACCCTCGCCGATATTTGCAGGGTCAAAAGCAGCATACATGGACTTTGCCACGAACACCTCCGTCTTTTCGCCTGCTGTCTGCGAAACGGTCAGACCGCGCACCCAACGCCAAAGGTTGCCAAAGCCAGCGTTTACAAGGCCGAAGAAAACGGGGACTTTACATTGGTACACGGCCACGCCGTCGGCGTTCGTCACGGAATAATCCACAAGTCCTACACCGTCGCCCAGTTCAAGCCCCACGCTGGTGGGAATGACGGGGTAATAACCGTTATACGTGCCCCAGTTCGGCATATTCGTAGCACCCGCGCCAAAGCCGCCCTGACGCAGGCCGTTAGCGTCAAGTTCTGCGTTGAAAGCGGCCTGCGAATTGCGCGTGCCCATGATTATCTCGAAAAGGTATTCCACAACCGCACGGGCGACAAACCAGTTAGCCTCCCACCCCTCGCCGCGTTTGCGGGCATACGTTCCGAAAGCCGTTGTACTTAATGCCGTGGCGGGCATTCCCAGCATCGTTTTTTGCGGGGCATCGGCCGCCAGCGGGTAATTATCACCCAGTGCGTTGCCGTTGCCGCCACGATAACGGGGGTCGGTGGATATGACGGAACACAGTTTTTGTTCGGTTCTGTCCATCACACCCGCATCAATCCACGAAATGCCGCCTGCGGGAACGTAGATGCTGTTCTTTCCTTTGATGGGCTGGAACGTGACGGTCTGGATGCGGCGGTTGCCCTCCGTCCAAGTGGTGAAGTAGTGGGCGTTCCAGCACCACATGCACTGCCCCATCGTGCCGTCCAGCTTAGCGGGGCTGCCGTCGTCGAAACGGGTGCTGTCCGCGGCATCCAGCTTGCGACGCTTGCGGTCGTCCGTAACCAGATAGCGGCCAAGACCCAATTTGGCAGGCAGTTCCTTTAAGGCCTGCAAAGAGCCGTAATACCCCGCGGCGGTGGGCGTAGCGGCCGTTTCGTCCCACCAGCGGCCTGCGATGGGGTTGCCTGCCGTCTGGACGGCCTCCTGCAAGTTCATGCGGCGCGTCTCGCCGCTCTCATCGACCACGGCCACCTGCATGTCCGACATGCTGCCCGTGGCGGCGTCAAGCTCGTTGATGCGCTTGCCGCTCTCAAAAGCCGTCAGAAGTTGGCGGACTTTTTCTTCTTCGTTTGCGTTTAATGCCATTTGAATGATGGTTTTAAGTGAATAATACGTTTGCGCCAGCCAGCAAAAGCGAGGCATGGCCTGATTTTATCAAAGACGGCCTGACGACCTCGACCGTGACGGTCTGGTGCAACGCCGTGTTTTCGGTGGGGATGACGTGGACGCGGCTTTTGCCAAGACCCAGCACCACCACCTCCCCGTCGGGTTCGACATCCACAGCCTTGCCGTCGGAAAGCCAGAGCACGTTTTGAACGGCGAACTGCGGCAACAGGCTGGCTTTGATGTACTGTTTCACGGGGTTGCCGTAGGTGATGCGGCGCGGAGGTTCCACGGTCATGACAAGGGGAATGACGCGCCCCGCGCTGTCGGCCTGTATGGCAAAGATGGTCTGACGCACGGCCGCGATGTCCTGACGTATTTCCGCGTCGGACTGTTGCAATCCCGTTTTCGTGTCAGTGATACGTTTGCCGAGTACCGTTTCGGCTGCTTCCGCGCGCTGGCGTTCACCGTCGATGTTCGTTTGCAGTGTGGCTTCCGCGCCCTTTGCCCTGTCGCTTTCCACCTTGACAGCGGCCGCAATGGCTCTGTCATAAGCAGCGGTGATGTCCTTTTCAAGCTGTTCAAGCAGTCCAGAAAGGGTTTCGGTGTCGGTGATGCCTTGCAAAAAGGTTTCGATTTCCTGCCAGCGGTTTATCGTGCTGTCCGCCGTGTCCTTTGCTTCCAGAAAGGTTTTAAGCGTGTTCGCCAACGCCCAAAAAGTGCTGTAATTCGCGCCCAGCGCGGAAAACGTGCTTTCCAGAGAGCCGAAAACGGCCGTCGGGTGCAGACGCTTCCGCAGCTGTTCCAAATTGGCGTTGGCCGTGTCGATTTCCGCCTGCTGGTCGCTGTCCGTCTTATGCAGCGCGGTGATTTCCTTGTCCTGTTCCGCGTCTTTCTTATGGATGTTCTCCACCTCGACCTCCAGAGCGTCGATTTCTTCCTGCTGCCGTTCGTCAGTGGCTTCCAGTTCCTCGATATTCTCGGCGATGTTGTTGAACTGTTCGGCCGAAGACTGCTTGTGCGCGTCATAGTCGCTTTTCAATTCACGGTGCTGCCGTTCCAACTCCTGCCCCGCGGTGGCGGCATACTTGCCGTTCAACTGTTCGGGCAGTTCCTCTACCTGCGCGATGGGGATTTTGCTTTCCTCCTTATGGACGTAGCTGTCGAGCCAGTCGGCAAACTGTTCCTCCGTCGGGTACTTGCCGCGACGGAACCACGCCTTTAACTGTGCGATGCTTCTTATTGGCATTATAGTGTTATTTTATCGGGTTATCGTACTTTCATGATATAGGCAAGGGTATAATACGGCGGGCGGTTCTCATGCTGCGCGCCACCGCCCGTGGCGTTCGTGTTTCCGAACTGTGTCGTCCTGTCATGTTTCGATGTTGAATTGGGCGAGGAATTGCGACCGCCGCCTTTCCATGTGCCGCTGTCCTCCTGCCAAAGGTTCTGCGGGTGGGTGTGGCTCGGCATTTCGTTGATGGTGAGGGCGTGTTTCTTCTCGCCGCCCGTGTTGCCGTATTTCTTGTATTCGTCATCGAGGTCGTTATAACCCACGATGAAACGACCGCGCAGGTCGGGAAGACGGAAGAAGCCGCTTTGCGTGGTGTAGCGCGTGCCGTTGTAGTTCACACCAGCATTGAAAGCGGTGCCAAGGGCTTTGTAAAGTTCAGGGTATTCGCTGGTCTTCAACATCGCGCCGTCGCACAGGGCGTAATTTTCGGGGACTTTCACACCCGCCCACATCTTGACGATGCCCAGCGGCTCGCTGACGGATTTTGCCGCGGTGTCAGACTGTTGTTTGGCAAGGTCGGCAATCAGCTTTTCAAGTTCGGCAGACGTCTTCGGTTTCTGGAAGTCCTCCCACTTGAAATTTTCACTGCCCACGCCTGCGGCAAGCGTCCGACGCGTGTAGGCTTTCGGGTATTCAAAACCCTGCGCGTTTACTGAAACGTCCTCCAGCTTCACGTACATGCCCCCTGAAATGTTGCCGCCCTCCCAGCGCAGAACCTCGCCGTGCGGATAGTCACGCGTCTTGACGAACACATAGCCCGCGGCACGTTGCGTGTCGTTGTTCGTCAGCTCGCAGCCTGTAAGAATAAGTTTGTCGCCTGCGATATTGCCCAGTGCGGCCACAAGTGCCGTGCCCGCCTGCAACATGTCGAGCGTGTCGCAGTCAAGCGGAAAATCCTTGTTCGGCTGGGTCAGGAAATTACCTATCGTTTCCATTCTAAAAGTCTTTTATCAGTGTTTAATTATAATTTATCGTCCAACGTTTGGAGGCAAGTTTATAGGTGCTTACCACCGCGGCAAGGCGTGTCTCGTCGATTTTCCCCATAAGGGCATACGGCACGGACACCCAGAAGTCGAAGCCGCTCACACCGCCGTAGCCGCGGCGGTTGATGATGAAAGCCTTGCCGCCGCCACGCACGGGCAAAAGGATATGCCTGTCCATGTCCCGCGTAAAGAGGCGTGCGCCGCGCAGCCCGCCGCTGTCCTCGTCGTCCACGGTGATACGACGCTCCGTCTGGTCGAAAGTGTCGTTCAGAACCGCGCGCAAGTGGCAGACCTGACCGTTGTGCCAGAGCCTGTAATCCTTATCGTCGCGCCACCGCATGAACTCGCCGTGCAGCACGCTGCAACCCTGTACCGCGCTTTGCATGAAAGCCGCCACAAGGGGCTTGCGCAGGGCTGTGGGAAGCAGCAGGAGCGCAAGGCGTTTTATCTTGACATCGTACACACTCATTTGTAAGATTTCATATTGACTGTTATGTTGCCCGCGGAAAAATAGCCAGCCGCGGGGGTAAAACGGGCGTCTATGTCGGTAGGGGTACTTTCACCGTCCACCTCCGTGGTCGCACCGCTCATCTCAACGATGCGCACGCCCTCGATTTTCTGGAGTTCGTCCACAAGTGCCATGTTGCTGTACTCACCGTTGAAAGGCAGGTTTTCGATATAGTTACGTATCGTTTCCCTGCATTGCGTCTCGACGGTTTCAGGCAGCAGCATGGCGTCATAGTACACATCGACCTCGCAATGGAACACGTCGGCGGTCTGGTTCACGAGGTTCACGCGGACGCCCGCGTCTTTGATTTCACCGATATAGGCAAGAAGCTGGATTTCCGTGTCGGCATCAAGAGGCTGCCGAACACCGCCGACCTCCCCCGCCACCTTGATGGTAAGGATGGAGGCGTCCGCGTTCTCGCTGGCCGCGGCGTATTTCACCACGCGTGCGGCCTCGATGTCGCCGTCGCTCATACCCTCCGTGTCGTAGTGATCCGTGTCGGTAACGAGGGGCTTGTCTTTCATGAAGCCCAGAACCTTGTCCCTGTACCATTTCGGACGGTGCGGGATGATGGCCTCGATGTGCTGCTCCACATCGCGCCTGTGCTGGTCGAACAGGTTTTCAAGAACCCACATCGCACAGGCGACGATATAGAAAAGCAGGCTTTCGACGCTTACCTTGCTGAAATGCGAGGAAAAGGCCGCACCAGCTTCAAACCCGTAGGCGCGGGCCACGTCGGGATTGCGCATGAGGTCGGCCGTCATGCTGTCTTTGATTTCTGCGATTGTACGTGCCATTGTCTTATTTTTAACTTACTACAAAATCTATTTCAACACCCATGAAGTTGATGCCCTCCTGCGCGAGCGCGGCCATTTCTTCCTCGCTCAATGCCGTCGCGGGCTGGATGCCCTGAACGCTGTAACGGCGCACCGTGTCGGCATTCTCGACGGCCACCATGTCAAGCACCTGCCCGTCCGCAAGGGTGTCAGTAAGGCTCACGCCGTTGGCGGCTGCAAGGCCGAAAGCGGCCTCCATGCTGCCAGCCGTCTGGACGGCCATGTCGAGCAGGCTCTGCCTGTCCTTTACTTTTACCTCCATCACTCCACTGTTATAATGTTGTCTTCCGTTATGCTCACTTTCTGGACGTCAAGCCCGCAGGCCTCCAGCATCTTTTTGACCTGACCCCGCCACATGACGTCCACCTCGCCGCCAAGCATTTTTTTCACCTCGCCGCCGATAAGCGGCCATTCTTTCCACTCGCCGCGCATGGCAACAAGGACGCCCTCGGCAATCTGGCTGTCGGTGTCACCGATTACGACACTGCCGCGTTCTATCAGCAGGTCGCCACTTTCCGCGTCTATCAGTATGCCGTTCATCCGTGTTTCACTTTTTCGTTTTCATAATCACCCCGCTGTGTCAGTTCAAGCGGGGACGCGCTCCATGCGGCAGCGGCGACGGACAAGGCCGCGCCACCGTCCTGCGGGACGGCCACCCACACAGAAAACACGTTTTTCAGGTTATTAATGTCCCGCTCTATGGCATTGATACGTTCGGTAAGCTCCACGATCTTGACCGTGCCACCGAAGCCGCCGCCGTTCAGCGTTATGCCATCGTTCGTCAGTTCCGCGCTGGTATCGTCGCCCATCAGTACGCGCACGCCGTCTTTGTCGGCCGAAATTCGGGCGGTATCGTCACTGATTACCACCTCGACGCTTTCCACTTCATCGGTAAGCAGCACCACCCCCGCAGCACCGTCGGCCACAAAGCCCACCACCACGTAACTGCCCACTTTCGGAAATGCCACCACGCCGAACGTGCTTTCCTGATTGGCTTGCAGGTTCACGCCCAGAAGCGGCGCGCTTTCGTCCAACGGCGTGCAGTCCACTGTGCGCGCCGTCTTGTCCACGGCGTCCACCGTGCAGACAAGGCTCACGCTCTGGCGGCCGCCCTGTGCCAACTGCCTGATGGTTTCTTTTATATTGTTCATTCTCCTATACGCTGGCCGAGCGTGATTTCCTGACGGAAGCCGCCCGTGCCGTATTTGATTATATTTTTCTTTACCTGATAGACACCTTTTTTCTCACCGTCTATCTTGATGCCGATGGCGTCCAGCTTGTCCGCCAGCCTGTAACCGAATGTCTTGAAACTGCCCGTGAGGCCGTCCCGTTTAAGACGTTTGATTTCCTGCTGCGCCCACGCTTTGAGTTCGGCTTCTTGCTTGTTGTAGGTATGGAGCGTGCGGTGTTCGCCGTCGGCGTCGCCCACTTCAACCCTGATTTTTTTATTGTTCGGCATAAGGCTGACCGCCTTGATACGCAGGCGCATGTTTTCGGCCTTTTGCTGTTCGAGGCTCTGGTCGTCGATGATGTTCACCCCCGTGGCGAAGACCTGCGACGGGCGGCTGTCCCTCTCGAACAGGACACCGCAATAAAGCACGGGGCTGCCGTCCTCGTAACGGAAAAACGAGCGGACGCCGTTTTCCTGCAAGTGGCCGAGAAGCGATGCCACGGTGTCCGCCGTGACACGGTACTGCCCGAGGCTCTGTTCACCCATCACGCGCAGCGGGTAGTTCAGGCCTTGTTCTTTCAGCAGGGTTTCAAGGTTCACGCTCTTGTAGGCTTTCTTCTTCGCTTCAATCTGCTTCAATTTGAACATTTCGTCCTCGCAGGTAATGACAACGGGCGTCTTAAACCCCACATCACGCACGTACCCCACAAAGGCAAGCTGCAAGTCACCGTCGTAGCCCAGCCACACTTTCACCACGTCGCCGCGCTGGACGGGTATCTCGGCCGCGCCGTCCCACTTGATTTTTTTGGGCAGCGTCAGGCGGCATTCGTCCGTCAGCTTTTCGGTGTCACGGGTGATTTCCACCTCCGTGACCTTTTCAAGCCGCCAAGACTTCGCCCCCGTGATTTCTATTTTTGCCGTCAGCCTGTACATCGTTTGAATGCTGTTTAACTACTGTTTAATACTCCGTGCTGTACACGTTATAATCTCCGTCGCTCATGGCAGAAATGCTCACGCTCTGGTAATTGCTGGCCGTGTCCTGCGATACGGAAAAGTTCTTTATCACGATACTGCCGATGTCGAATATCTCCAGAAAGACGCTGTGCACGTCGATGGCCGCCTTTTCGTCGAAAAAGGCGCGGAGCTCGCGCAGCCCGTCTTCGGGGTATTCGTCCACGATGACACCGTTACGGACGGCGGCCACACCGACAACGATGTTTATCTGGTAGTCGCCCTCGTTGATGTATTCTTTCACCGTGCCGTCCATGCCTACCATCTGCGTGGTGACTATGTTTTTCGCGCGGCTGATGGCGCACACGGCGTCATTGATTACAAGCGTCTGGCCGTCCTGCTTGCGCAGCGTCAGTTCGCAAAGCACATAACGCCCCTCCCAATAGCTTTTATCGGTTATCGGGCTGCTGACCTCGTGCGGGGTGATACCGCCGCCGTGGCCGTCCCAGTTCGGGGCTTGACCCGTGCGCGAGGGCTGCATCCTGTACAGCAGCCCTTTCGCCTGTGTGGCCGCGCCTGCGGCTATGAACATGAAACTTATCGGTGTCATACTACATTGCCAGATTTACGTCGTTAAGGGCGGACAGCAAGGCTTCGCCCACCATATCCTTGACCTTTCCCAAGTCCTCGGACAGGTTGGTGGTGTGTATCTCGAAACGCTCCACCAGCTTGTCCACATTGACCGTTATGTTCCTGATTTTACCGCCGCCCTCGCTTTTGCCGCCGCCGACAGTTCCGAGGCTGCCCCCTGTCGGGTCGGGCGGCGTGACAGTCGGCACGTCCACCGTGGGGACTTCACCGCCCGCGGCGTTCGGGTCGGGCTTGCCTTTCTTTTTGGCCTCCTCCGCTTTCTTGCTGGCGGACATTTCGGCATTGTAGGCGTCATTGAACGCCTTGCCGACGTTCGTGCCGAACTCCGAAAAGCCTCCTTTAAGCCTGTTTATGGCGTCTTTGATGCCCTGACCGTCAAGAGAGAAAGCGGCCTTTATCAGGTCGCCGATACTGCCGAAGACGTTTTTAGCCAAATCCCAGATGCCCTTAAATACGGCGACAAAGGACGCGCCCAGGCCTTTCAGGGTGGCGCGGAACTTCGCCGAAGTATTCCAAAAATAGACGCCCAGCGCGATAAGGGCGGCAATGGCCGCGGCTATCCACCCGATAATCGGGATGCTCATGATGGCCACGCTGACCGCACGGCAGGCGGCAGTGGCCGCCAACTTGAATGCACCAAAGGAAGCGGAGGCGACACCCGCGAAAGTGGCCGAGGCTGTCCCGCCCGTGACAAACGACAGAACCAATGCGCCCAGACCTTTGAGGGCTTGAAATATCCCCACTGTGGCAAATCGAAGCACCGCCAGCGTCGCGCGGGTGATATTGACAAAAAAGCCGTTGGAGGCGAATTGCCCCGTAATAAGTTCTCGGTTCATGAACGCCATTTGCAGGCGGGCGGCATAGATGAAGCCCTGAACGCGCGACCACATGGCAGCCCACTGCAAGCCCTTTATCCATGCCATAAGGTTGCCCATGCCGATAAGCAGCGGCATAAGCTGCGAAAGCGGAACGAGCGCGCCCATTAGGGTGGAAAGCCAGATGCCGAGGTCGCCCGTGGCCTGAAAGACGGTTATCTTGAAGTCCTCGAACTGCTGGTTTATACGCGCCTGACGCTCGGCGTAGCTGTCCATGATGATGGCCGCCTGTTCTTCCGCCGAGGCCGTGCCTGTGACGGCCTCGGTGAAGTCCTGCAAACTTTCAGTGCCGTTTATCAGAGCAAGGGCGGCGTTCGCGTTCTCACGGCCGAACAGGGCGGACAGCAGCGCGTCGTCTTTCAGCAGCGGTTTGAGCGTTTCCAAACGTTCTTTCAGTGGCTTCGTCTTATCGGTCAGGGAGGACACGTTGATGCCCGCCTTTTGCAGTTCCTCCTGCGTCTTTTCGGGCAGGAAACGGCCTGCGGCAAGGGTGGAAAGCACGTTGCGCAGGGCGACACCGCCCTCCGAACCTTTCTTGCCCGCCTTGTCGAGCACCTGAATGGCGGCGTTCGTTTCCTCAAAACTGACGTTGGCGGCTTTCGCAGCCATACCGCACTGCTGCAACGCCACTTTGATGGCGGGAAGTTCCGCGGAACCCGCCTGACCAGCCGCGGCCATGACGTTCATCATGCGCGCCATTTCCGCGCTGGCTTTCATCGGGTCGTCAAGGCTGATGCCGTACTGGTTCATAGCGGTGGTCAGAACCTCGGCCGCCGCCACACCGTCACCACCCATCAGTTTGCTGGTGGTGGCGATACAGTTGCCCATCGCCTGCAAAGCCTCGGGGTATTTGCCGAGTTCGGGCGACAGCTGCGAAAGCAGCAGCTTGTAACCCTCGACAGCCTGCGAGGCGTCGATACCGAAAGCCTTTGCACTGCTGCGGGCGTAGCCCTCAATCTGTTTCAGGCCGTCACCCACGACACCCGCGACGGCACTCAAATCGTGCATCTGGCTGTCAAGCGATATGCCCGAAGACGAAAGGCCGCCCAGCGTGTCGTTGAACTTGCTTACATAGTTACTTGCCAAATCCCAGACTGCAAGCGTCTGACCCAATTTGCCGAGCCAGCTGTGCGTACCCTCCACGGCGGCATTGAAACGGCCTGTACTCTCGGCCATTCCCTCCATCGTGGCGGTAAAATTGCCGCCGACATTAAATTGGTAGTCGAAATTTTGCATAATCGGGTTGTTTTTACTATTTTAGCAACGTGTTACTTTTACACTGTTTTGAATATGGAAAGCATCTTGATTTTTATCGGTAAATGGTTCGTAATGCTGCCTATCTGCATAGGTATCGTTATCATGCCATTTTATCTGCTCGGTGCTTTCGCCCGTGCCGCGTTCAAAGATTTCAGGCGGGCGTCAAGGGCTGGCATTGCCCCCAAACATTCCCGATAGCATTTCTGCAAGGTTTCTGTTTCGGAACTTCTCCAGCCATAACGCCTCGGCGTAATGCGCCGCCCATTCTTCATAACTGCCGACCGTCGGGTCAAGGCCGAGGTTCGCGCGGATTAAGGCACACCCCTTTTGAAAACCGTCCTTATCGTCGTCATCAGAAAGCTGGTGCGCCTCTACAAGTTTTTTAGGCTGCCGAGGCACGAGTTGAACATATTACCCAGCTGCGCGGTCGCCGCCATGAACAACAGCGCGTCTTCACGCATTTCCGTGTCACCGCCCAGAAAACAATTGTCATAAAGCACGGAGGCACTTTTCACCTCGTCGCTCTTGCCGACCTTTGTAACGGCCGACATGGTTTCCAGCGACGGGCGTTTGAAATAGGCCACATGCAGGTCTTCTCCGTCCGTCACGTCAATGCGGATAACACGCTTGTGTACGGCTTTCCATTTGTTGATTTGTTCCTCGGTCACACCGCCATCGTAGGTCTTGCCCTGCGGCTGTTTTGTTTCGTTATTTTCCATGTTCTTTTACTGTCTAATGATTGGTTACTATTTTGCCCATTCGATATGCGACGGCACAAGTTCAAGTTCCACCTCCTGCCCCGTGTCGCCCTCTTTCCACTTGCGGCTGTTACCCGAAAACTGCACGTTGCGGATTTTATCCGTCTTAATGATACCGCTGTCGGGCAGATAGGTGACAGTAATGTCAAAGGGTGCAAGGTCTTGGATGCGGCCGTTCGGGGATTGCGCCTGTATGGCTTCCACTTCCTCCTGATACAGGATGATTTTTGCCGTCGGGGTAATGCGTCCCTTTGCTCGACCGACGGGGTGGCGGCCTGCGCCGTACTTGTTTACCACGTCTTGACTGTCGCCATATTCGATACCTGTAATACCTGTAAGGGGCACGCCGCTGATGGCTGCCACGATGTCAGCCCACGAGTAAAGCATTCCGTTGATAAGGGGGATGCCGTTGTTGATTACACTTGCCATTAGTTCCTGAATTTACGCTGCGCTCGGCAACACTCAAATAAATTTGGTGTTGCTCTCACTGGCAGCAAATTTGTTATACTGTTTTAGCAAATCCGATTTTTACTTTGATTTTACGCATGACGCCCACGGCCACCTGTCGGATAACGATTTCCACCTCGCTGGTGCTTAACACATCCTGTTCGGGGTCGATTTCCACCTTGTAGCCCGACAGTTCGCCCGCCTTTTCCATGTCTTCGAGGGCTTTGTTGGCCGTCGTTTCCAGATGGCTGACGCTGTACGCCTGCATTTTGCCCGTGTCAGCGTCGATGTAGATGTTGCCGCCCAATTCGGGGATAAGGTAGGTGCGCACACCGCGCACGGCCTTGTCCATCGTGCGGACGCTTTCTATCATCGCGTAGTCGCTTATGGCACTGTCCATCGTATGGCTGTCGTTCACGTAGCTGCCCGCCTGTCCCACATGGGTGACGAAGAACAGGTAACGCCCGCCGTCCAACTGCTCGACAAGTGCCTTGTCAAGGTCGCGGTAAAGCGTGCCGTCACCAAAGGCGGGTACATTCACGCCCGTGGGGAAATTCTTGACCCAGCCGATGGACTGATGCACGGCGGCCAAAGAGAGAAGCCCCAGCACCACGCCGATGGCCGACACGGTGTTTTTGGCCGTCTTGTTGGCCTCGGCCGCGTAGAGTTCCGCGCCCGTTCCGCTGCCTGCCTGTGCAATTACGACACTGACGCGGCACTGGTTCGCACCCGCAACGTCCGCGGGCATGTTACCCACGGCGGACACTTTCGGGGCATACAGCACGGAAAGCGGTGCGTTCTGGGTATCGAGCGCGTCGGCGACGCCCTGAATGGCGGTAACGTCGTCCGCGCTGAAAGCCTTGTCGCCGCACCAGATGGCTATCTGGCGGATGCGGCCGCTGGCGAAGTTCTGCACCGTCTTGATTTCGGTAAACTTGTAGCTGGTCGGTTTCGTGAAGATGCCCACGTAAAGCGAAATGCTCGGATTGACGCGGAAAATCTCCGAAAGCTGGTAATGCAGCACTTTCACGCTCCAGCTGGCGGACTTGCCGGTGATGCCCAACGCCTCGGCGGCGTCAATGGTCGAAACGGCCTGCACGTGCGCCGTCTTGAAGCCGTCGGGGATTTCCGCGGCAGCCAGATAGGCGATGAAGCCGGACACATGGTCTTCACCAGCCACGCTTTTGGACACATTGCCGTTTTGTCTTTCTATTTTTAAAGTGTTCATTACTCCGTCACTTTGATGATTTCCTTACCTGCCAGATCGGCGGCGTGGTGCTGTGCGTCGGAGCGCAACGGGAACGCCTGACCGTCGGACGTTACGAATACTTCTTTGAAGCCGTGCCGCGCGATGGCGGCCTTGCCTGCCTTTTCCAGAACGCTGGCCGTGGGTTTCGGCTTCTTTTCCTCTTTGGCCGCAGCAGCCTTTTTGTCGGCCTTTTCAGTTTCAGGCGCGGGCACAACCGCGGCGGTCTTTTCCTCGGCGGGGGCGGCCTGTGCCGTCTGTGTTTCGGGGGTCGGGGCTGCCTGTGCGGCGGCCGCTTCTTTTTCCTTGTTCTTGTTCGTTGCCATAATTTTAGCGTTTAATTCGTTTGTAAAATATCCAGATTGCAAAGACAGACACCGCCAGCAGGAACATGCCCGTACCAAGCCGCAGGATGCCTGTGCCCGCGCTCGGTTTCTGTTCGGAGGTCTGGACGCTGTCGGACTGCTGCGTGCTCTCCTCGACCGTGTCGGCCGTTACCTGCGCCTCCGTCTGGACGTCGGTCTGCGCCGTCTCGCGGGTCTGCTGTTTCTGCCGATGTTCCTTGTGCAGCACCGCTTTCACGGGTGGCAGCCCTGTGCTATCGGCGGGCGGCTTGTCGGTGTCGTAAACCACCAAGTCCGTGACCGTTTCGCCCTCGCTGACGGTCAGACGTTCCAGCATCATGGCAACCTGTGCGCGCACAAGGCTGTCAAAATGCGCCTGCGCGCTCTCATCTATCCGCGTCTGCACCTCGGCGCGCGTCAGCCGCTTCTGCGGCGAGCAGCTCACGAGAAACAGGGCAGTTGTCAGCCATAGGGCATGACGGTATTTTCTCGACGGCTTTTCGGAATTTGTCCACATCCTTGCGTAATGATTTGATTTCTTTTTCGAGCGGCTTCACTATATTTTCCATAAGTATGCCGCTCGCCTTGCGCACATTCTCCAGCTCGCTGTTCTCCACGTTCGTAAGCGTCTGTTTCATTTCAGCACGCAGTTTGTCGAGTTCAAGCTGGTATTTCTGCCGCAGTACCCTGCTGTTCACCCACGCGCCCAGCGGGGCGGACACGGCCGCCACAAGGGACGACACAATTATGGTTGTAAGTTCTGCGCTCATTGTTTTACTGTTTGATACCTATTTCCAGAAGCCACGCCGCCACATCGAACGACGGGCAGGCTTTCGATGCGAGCTGGTTGTGCCCCACGATTTTAACGGAGGGGTGGCGCGCGTGGAAGTCAAGCACGTATTTCCTCAACGCCTCTTTCTGCCCCGCCGTGCGGGTGTCTTTCGGCTTCATGCCAGCATCGCAGCCGCCAGCGTAAACGATATGGCGGCTTATGCTGTTATAGCCCGCCGCACCGTTGGTAATTTCCCACGGATCGACATTCGCGTCCTCGTTGTTCGCAACCAGACGCTCCACACGGCCGTCGAGGTGGAACAGGTCGGTATAGCCTACCTGCTTCCAGCCGCGACCCGCAGGGGCGGGCGAAGTGTGCCAGCGACGGATGTCGGCCGCACTCACTTCGCGCCCCTCGGGGGTGGCCGTGCAATGGATAACCAGATATTTAAGTTTAGCCATTACGTCGGGTTAGTTCGCGGTCTTCGCGCTGATGACGGCTGCCGTGCAGTTCTTGTCGGAAAGCGGCAGGCAGATGCCCCATTTGCGGAAGTTCACGAGGTTGCGATGATAAAGCGGGTCTTTCGACGCCTCGCTGTGGTAGAACTGTACCGAACCGTTGGCTTTCATCATGCGGCCGACATAGAATGCCACGGACGCCTGCATGTCGGTGTCGGCGGTAGCCGCGCCCCATGCGAGTTTTTTCTTCGTGGTGGCGTTGTAGTACGGCGTGCCGTCATACTCGTAGATGTCGAAACCGTACAGGCGGCAAATTTTGCCCTCGGTCTGGTTGATGTTGTAGTGGTCTTTGAACTTCTGGTCGGTTTCCAGCAGGTCGTTCACGTGGTCACTGCACATCACCAGCACACGGTCTTTCTTCGGTATTCCCATACCGTCAAACTTGCGTTTCAGCGCGAGCAGGTCGGCCGTGGTGAACTTCTTGCGCGTGCCGTCGGAGGCTCCCGTAGTCACCAGCACGGGCGAAGTCGTCTTATTGTCGGCGGGCGCGATGGCATGGATGGCTTTCTGCATACACTTCTCTTTCAGTGCCTCGCGGTGGCGTTCCTGAACGCTCGCCATCTTGTCATAGCTGCAAGCGTGCAGTTCGTCGTCAGTTACAGGCGTGGCCGTAGTGTCGAAGTAATCCAGCGAAATGGGTTTGTCCGCGTCTTTGAGTTCCTGAATGTTCAGCGGATAGGTGGTGTTGTTCACCAGCACATCGGGGTCGCCGCCCAGTTCGGTGAAGTGGATAACGTCATTATCGACGTACTGGTCGTAACTCTTGATGCGGTCATACCATCCGAGACTTTCGGCGGCCGTGCGGAACGCCTTAATCATTTCACCAGTCCAGATTTCGGTAAACACGGTGGCGTAGGCACACCCCTGCGGCAGGACGGCACTTGCAAGCAAGCCCGCCACGTTACCCGCCACCGCACCAGCGGCGGGGGAAAAGCCCGCCACACAGGCGAGCGTCGCACCCGCCGCACTGTTCAGGGCGACGGATGCAATCAAGGCCAGAACGGCCGTAAACAGATACTTAAAAAGTTTCATTGCTTTTGGTTGTTAATTGGTTATTTCTTGGGGATGTCATGCCCGTACTCGGCTTTGTACAGGCGTTCGTAATCCTGCGGCCGTTCCTCGCGCAGTTTCTCCAACTGGTCTGCGGGGACGTCCGACAGTTTGGCGTAGGTCTTCGGCTCGTCGTCACGCGGCTCGTCGGTCTGGTGGATTACCTCCGTGGGCTTCCTGACGGGCTGCATAAGCGAAAGGGTCGTGCGCAGGCTGTCGATACCTGCGGCCTTGCCGATGTTCACGAAATGCTCCTTTTTGTCGGCCGTGATGCGCTTCTCGGCGATTGCACCGTCCACGACGGCCGTAATGCTGGCAAGCTGGAGCGTTTCCACCTTGTCGGCCTTTTCTTTCAGCAGGCGGAGCGCGCCCACTGCCTCCTGCTCGGTAGCCGTTTCCGACAGGCCGAGCAACTGCAAAATTTCTTTGTTCATGCTTTGAGTTGATTTTTTGGTTTGATTATTATCCTTGCCGTCGGGGGCAGTTCCCGACGGGTCGTCTTTCTTTTCGGGTGCAAGCAGGGGCAGCGCGTCGTTGTCCTCACCCGCGGCAAGTTTCAGCACTTTGCCGCTGCGGTCGTACAGTTGCAGGGCTTCGTCATTGCCGCCCATGTCCACGATACTGACCTCTTCCAGCCTGCAACGGGTGATAGTGCGCCGCGTCTGGCCTTGCAGCAGGTGTTCGGGCGCGTCGCTGGTCTCGATGATTTCGATACCCGCAGAGGCCATGCGCAGAAAACCATTCTCCCACTTGCTTTCTATCTTTTTGGCGAACTCGTCGTTCTGGTCGAAAACGGGCGTGCCGATAAGGCGGTCGCCGTCCGTGCGCAGGTTGTCGATGCGCCCGATGGGCATGGCGTCGCGGTCGAAGCTGCGGCGGTGCATCCACAACAACAGCGGGTTTTTCTGAAACTGTGTCAGGTCGATGCCCGACGTCAGCACGCGGCCGCCGTAGCAGTTCAGGCCGCTGGTGCTTATGATTACTTCTTTTGCCATTTGTCTGTCTTAAAAAGCGGGCGGCCTGCGTCGTTCATCACATCACCGCCGCCCGCAACTGAAACAATCGTCTTACCTTAAAAATACCATTGTAGCGGGGGCGGGACTCGAACCCGCGACTTTGAGGGAATGAACCTCACGAGCTGGCCGTCTGCTCTACCCCGCGATGTTTGATGCTGCAAATTTTCATCTTTCCTACTGCACGGGCAAAAAGAGTGTAAAACTTTGCATATCTTTTTCTTGCAGTCGCCCGATAGTGCCACTTTTGCAGAAGCAAAAGCCCCGATACGGGGGAATGTTTAATACTTTATTTATGAATGGCAACGAAAAAGGAACTCGAAGACAAAAGAGAGTATGCACGCCTGCTTTTCATGCAGGGGGAAACACAAAAGGTTATCGCGGAAAAGGTCGGGGTATCGGCCGTAACGATTAACAAGTGGGTGGCCGAAAACGGCTGGCAAGAACAACGCGCGGCGTCCAATATCACACGCCCCGAACTGGTGAACAAACTGCTGCACACCATTGACAAACTCATCGAACAGGTAAACGAAAGTGACGACCCCGAAGCGATGGCGGGGCTGGGCGACAAGCTGGCGAAACTTTCAACGACCATCGAACGCCTCGACAAAAAGGCGTCCATCGTGGACGTGATAGAGGTATTCATGGCGTTCAGCAAGTGGATGCAGTTCCGCATGTCGTTCGACGACGGGATTACGCCCGAACTGCTCAAAACCATCAACAAGTATCACGACCTGTATATCAGCGAACTGTTACAGAACAAATTCAACCAGTAGCCTATGGCTTCAAAAGCGGAATTAAGGGAAGCGGTCGAAAGGTGGCAGAAGCACTGCGAGACTGTGCAGCAGGCCACCATGGTGAATACCGCGGAAACGGAAAGGGAGAAACTGGCACGTATCAGGCGCGTGCGTTCCGACTATGCCGCTTTCGTGGATTATTATTTCCCGCACTACACCGTGAACCCAGAAACGGGAAAACAGACGCCTTGCGCGCCGTTCCATATCAAGGCGGCGAACAAGGTGCTGAAAGAACGCAACCTGAAAGCGGCGTTCAAATGGCATCGCGGCGCGGCAAAGTCCACACATCTGGATATTTTCATACCCATGTGGCTGAAATGTCAGGAAACGCGCCAGATTAACGTCATGGTGCTGGTGGGCAAAAGCGAGGACAACGCGAACACGCTGCTGGCCGACATACAGGCGGAATTACAGTTCAACCAGCGGTATATCCACGATTTCGGGCAGCAGTACAATAACGGTTCATGGGAGGAGGGCGAGTTCGTGACAAAGGACGGCACGGCATTCTTCGCACGTGGACGCGGACAGTCACCGCGCGGTCTGCGTTACCGTAGCCACCGACCCGACTACATCGTCATAGACGACCTCGACGACGACGAACTATGCGAAAGCCCCGCACGCGTCACCCGTCTTACAAATTGGGTGAAAGAGGCTCTGTTCGGCGCGCTGGACGGCGGACGCGGACGCTTTATCATGGTGGGCAACCTCATTTCAAAGAACAGCGTGCTGGCCAACTTCTGCGCCATCGACGGGGTGCATGTGTCACAGGTGAACATCTGGGACAAGGACGGGGGCGTGTCATGGGCGGCCAAATGGACGCCCGAAGAAGTGAAAGCCATCGAGAGGTTTCAGGGGTATCGCTCGTTTCAAAAAGAGTACATGAACAACCCCATCACCGAGGGCGCGGTGTTCCGTCAGGACTGGATTAAATGGGCGACACGTCCCAAATGGAAAGAATTTGAAGAACTTATCCTGTACATCGACCCCGCATGGAAAAGCAGCGTTAAGAACGACTACAAGGCGGCAAAACTGTGGGGAAAACGCAAAACGCAGCTGTGGCAGCTGCGCGCGTTCGTCAGGCAGGCCACCATTCCCGAAATGGTGAGGTGGTGTTATGACCTGTTCGAGTGGGCGCAGGAAACGGGTATCGCGATAAAATTCTACATGGAGGCCAATTTCATGCAGGAGGAAATTCTAAAAGATTTCAAGACGGAGGGCGATTTGCGTGGCTACCAGCTGCCCATTCTGGGAGACAAGCGCAAGAAGCCCGACAAGTTCCTGCGTATCGAAAGCAGCGCGGCAAATTGGGAACGAGGTTTTGTCTATTATGACGATAGCCAGAAGCAAGACCCCGACATGCTCGCAGGTCTGGAACAGACCCTCGCGTTCCAGAAAGGAATGCGGGGACACGACGACGCGCCCGACGCCGACGAGAGCGCAATATCACTGCTTCAAAAGCATTCACGGATTAGTAGTTTCACTCCGTCGTTCGGCAGGCGGAACAATGCAAAAAATGTATCATGGTAAGAAAGTATTTCAAAGCACTTGTGTTTGAATGGCGGCTAAAACGCGCCAAGAAAAAAGCGGACAGCGACGCCGCACTGTACGGGAAAAAGTTTCTGGTGATTGTATTCGGCGGAAAGCCTGTCGTGGTTTCCATGCAGGGCATTAAAAAGCTGATACGGCAGCACCGTTTCGCAAAGGGGTTCACGGCCGAGAAAGCCGAAAAATGCGCGCTGTATGTCGCCATCCCTGACAACTCAAAAAAACAGACGCCATGTTCCTGACGATTGAAGACTACCAGAGCGTGTGCGACAGTTTCGAGTTCGAGCAGGTGACGGCCAGCGAAGCGGAACGTCTCAAGGCGGAACGGGCGGCAATGGAGAAGATTTGCAGCTACACCCGACACCGTTACGACATGCGGCAGGCATTTGCCGCCGAGGGTGAGCAGCGCAACGCCATGCTGGTGCAGTGCATGGTGAACATCACCCTTTGGCTGATGATTCACCGACTGCCGCAGAACATGGGACACGAAAGGCGTGAATGCCTGTACAACGATTCGGTGAAATGGCTGCGCGACGTCCAGAACTCCAAAGCGTCGCCAGACCTGCCGACATACACAGGCACGGACGGGGAAACGGACGCACACAACCCCGTCCGTTACGGCTCTATGCCACCGAACAGATACGATTATTAAACGGTATTTAATCACTAATTAAATGGACTTAATCAGTAGCATTAAACAGGCTTTCACGCGGCGCACATACACCGATGCGGACATGGACAGGCTGATACGGTTTGCCAAAAGCAAACAGGGGCTTAAACTGACCGCACAGCTGATGCAGCAGACCGACAGCCTGACAAAGAAAGACATTGCGACATGGCGGCAGGCATGGCAGGCCGCCATAAGCATAGACACGCCGAACCGCGCGCGGCTGTACGACATTTATACCGACTGCCTCGTGGATCTTCACCTGACGGGATGTATCGGACAGCGGAAAGGAAAGACGCTGCAAAAGGATTTCCGACTGGTGGGAAAGGACGGAAAGGAAAAGGCGGACGCCACCAAACTGCTGCAAAGGGAATGGTTCAACGATTTCTGCGACCTCGCGCTGGACAGCCGTTTCTGGGGGCACAGCCTCATACAGCTGGGCGACATCGTGTCGGACGAGAACGGGATGCGCTTCGAGGGCGTGGAAATTGTGCCGCGCAAGCACGTGTGTCCTGAATACGGGGTAATTACACCAGAACCCGCCGCCGACTGGCGCACGGGCATACCGTACCGCGACGGGGATTTGTCACTTTGGTGCGTGGAGGTGGGAAAGCCCAAAGATTTGGGGCTGCTCCTCAAATGTGCACCCTCCTGCATAAGCAAGAAAAACATGCTGGCGTTCTGGGACATGTTCGGCGAAATATTCGGCGCGCCCATGCGCGTGGCACGTACCAACACCACCGACGAGGCCGAACGCCGACGCATTGAGGGGTCGCTGGACAGAATGGGCGCGGCGTTCTGGGCGTTGTTCCCCGAGGGCACGGACATCGAAATTAAGGAAAGCAGCCGCGGGGATGCTTACAACGTCTATGACAAGCGCGTGGACAGGTGCAACAGCGAACTGTCCAAAGGCACGCTGATGCAGACAATGACCATCGACAGCGGTTCGTCCCTGTCACAGTCGGAAACGCACCTCGAAATTTTCGAGGACGTGGTAAAGGCCGATGCAAAGATGGTGGCGAACGTCGTAAACGACAAGCTGCTACCACTTATGGCGCGGCACGGTTTCCCCGTGCAGGGGCTGACGTTCCAATGGGACGACGCGGCATCGTTCAGCCCCGCCGAAAGGCGCGAGGAGGAACGCCTGCTGCTGGAATATTATGAGATTGACCCGCAGTATTTCGTCGATAACTACAACATACCCATCACGGGCGTGCGGCAAGCAAAAACACAGCCTGACGCTTTTTTCGGGTAAGCCCCACGGGTGTGGGGCTGCGCAGGGGGTACAAGGCTTTCAACGCAGCGTTGCGTTCGCTTTACGGGCGTGAACTGCTGACGCTGGCCGAGGGCGGACGGCCGTTTGACTTCGACGACGCGCTGTTTGACGAGGCGGCAAAGACGGTGTACCAGAACGGGGGATTTGATGTTTCATGCCTGACAGAACCGCAGGCGCAGGCTCTCATTAACGAGACGCTGCGCGTGATTGACATGGCCGTCGGCAGCGCGCTGCCCCATGAAGTGCCCGACACCATACGTTACGCCCTCGAAAACAACGCTTTTGTGTTTTCGGGATTTAAGACGTTCCACGCGCTGCGTGAAGTGGGGCTGTCCATGCTCACGGAAAAGGGCGACATCAAACCGTTCGGGGAGTTCCTGACGGACGTAAAGCAGATAAATGCGCAGTACAACCACAATTACCTGTACGCGGAATACAACCACGCGCTCGGGGCGGCGCAGATGGCGGCCAAATGGCACGACTTCGAGCAGGACGGCGACCGTTACAACTTGCAGTACCGCACGGCGGGCGACGACAAGGTGCGCGAGGAACACGCCATACTCAACGGCACGACACTGCCGCCGTCCGACCCGTTCTGGGACATGTTCCTGCCGCCAAACGGCTGGAACTGCCGATGCACGGCCGTACAGGTGCGAAAGAACAAATATCCCGCATCCGACCCAGAACTGGCCATGAAGCGCGGGCAGAACTGCACGGAGGGGGCGAAAAAGGCCATTTTCAGGTATAACGCTGGAAAGTCGCTGCAACTGTTCCCGCCAAAGCACCCGTATTTCAAAGCACCCGCAGAGGCAAAGCAGGTCATCGAACAGGTGACGCAGGAAGCCATCAGGGAGAAACGCATCCGCGACATGGTCGAGGAACTGCCCGACAACCTGACGCCTGAAGAAAAGCAGGCCATTGCCGCGCACAACCTTGAAATAGAAGAAGCCCTGAAAATAACAAAGGGAAAACCTATGACCGTCGAGCAGGCAGACCAGCAGCACGCCAATCCGAACTATGGCAAAAAATACGAATACAGCATCAACTGCCAGACCTGCGCCCCCGCTTATGTATTGCGGCTGATGGGCTTTAACGTGACCGCAAAGGCCAACACCAAAAACTCGTTGTCGGAATACCTGTCACGCCAGCGTTCGTTCGAGGCATGGAAGAACACGGACGGGTCGCCAGCCGTGCCGACGCTGACATACGACTGGATGATAGCAAAGGGATATAAACAGATGTCGAAAAAAAGATATGCTGAATATTTCGAGGAATGCTGCAAGGAGACGGGCGTATATATACTGACTATCGGCTGGAAAGGCGGAGGGGGACACGCAACTGTCCTGCAACGTTTTGAAGACGGTACATTGAAGTATATAGAACCGCAGGTTTACAGTGAGAGAAGCGGGGCGAAAAGGAGCATTGACGAACTGTGCGAAAGCGGGGCGACAAAACCCTACCCCAAAAGAGGCGTGCTGCGTGTTGATAACAAACTGTTCGACACTAAATTTGCATCAATCTTTGACAAGTAAACGGATAATGCCCAATGCTTCAAAGCCCGTTACTTCGGTGGCTTTGCCGTCTTTGAAAAGGTAGATGTAAGGGAAGCCCGTATCAGTGTCCTCTGGGAAACGGAACAAAAAAGCGTCTTTGCCCTTGTACTTACCGAGGTAGTCAAAGGCATCGCCGTAAAGGTCGATAAGACTTTTTGCGGCACTCTTTATTTGTTCGGGCACTTTCATATCGGCAAAAATACGAATTATTTTTTGTTTAATTATAAAAATAACACCCAAAATGATAGACGGGGAACAACTTAAAAGAAACATATTGGACGATATGCGCGTGGAACTCTCCGACGAGTTCGACAAGAACTTCGACCGAAAGGCGTTTTTTACAAAGAAATGGAAACGCCGAGCCAACCCCAACGCGAAAGGATCGCTGCTGATGGTTACGGGAACAATGCGCCGAAGCATCAAGGCGGAAGTAAGAGGAAACGGTGTGCGGTTCACGTCCGCCGTGCCATACGCAGCCATACACAACGAGGGCGGAACTGGAACAAAGCCTGTGCGGCAGCATACCCGAACCAGCAGAAAGGGAAAACAATACACGGTAAAGGCGCACACGCGGAAATTTACCATGCCGAAGCGTCAGTTTGTGGGCGACGGCAAACGGACGCAGGAAATAATAAAGGGCGTCATTGCCGATAACGTCGCGGATTTCAACATGCAACTGTCTAAATTCATAAGGAAATGAGAAAACAGATTTTTCAGGCAATCTGCACACGTCTTACCGAGCGCGTGACAGATATTCAGTTTAT